GCTGCCATTATCTTTCTCGCCATCAATTCCATGTTCATCTTCTTTCGTCCACCGCGTAAAGCGATGATGAACCTATATGGATTTCTTGCCATTTCATAAGGATTTAATGTTCCTAAATCTTCATAATCAAATGCTCCTACTCCTAGCAAGTAAGTAGAATACTTTGTTCCTGTTGGAACTAATGCAGCATATTCCCCTTCTTTAGCAGTCCATTTAGTATCAAATTTTGCACCATTTACTGTTGCAACTGAAACTTCTTTTTCTCCTGTTCCAGCAGTAGTAATTTTTAATGCTTCAGGGTGTGACGCTGGTACTTTTGCATATTTTTCTCCAGTAAACTTTTCTGCTGGCATAGAATCATCTATAAATACAACTCTACCATTCCAAGTTGCTAATCCTACCTCTCTTTGCATTCCATTAGCATCTGTTTGAGTAAAGTATTTTATGATTTGTAGATTTTCTAAGTTTGTAGCAACTGTTGAGTGCATAATTGCCATTTTGATAATGTTTTTATTATCTCCACAAGCTTTTTGTGATGCACTATTTAAAGTTGTTGCTCCTACTTCTCCATCTGCTCCTGCTTTTTGAGTTATATCAAACGTATGTGCTTCAACGAACTTAGCTTCTTCTCCACCAGTCATTGAGAATACACCTTTTAATATTTTTATTAAAGTATTTTGATAAACTTCAGCCCAATACTCTACTATTTGAGCAGCAACATTATCCATGAAGTTAACCCCACCTGTTATATCAAATGAAAAGTCTTTTTCTGTCCAAGCATTCATTCTCCCAATTGTAATGACTCCTCTATTAAAAGTTTTTGTAGAGTTTGTTGTTAAATCTGTTGAACCATTATAGTTTTGAGGTGCTCCTCCTATTTTTCCAAGCATAGGTAATACTGCATAATGAGTTCCTGTTTGGTTTGCAAATGCATCATGTATTTTATCATTGCCTCTAATTGCCCCACATTTTAATAATTCATTCTTTTTAGTGTTAGGTATTCTACTAGAATACTTTCCAAATGCCTCAGCATTAAATGTTTTTGAATCGAAATATTTTGCCATTTTTCATCTTCTCCTTTTTTATAAATTGTTAATATCTAAGTTAGGATTAGCTTCTAACATAGCTAGCATTTCTGAATAAGTTTTCGGTCCATCTCCACCAGGAGTTTTATTATTTCCATCACCAGGTTTAAATCCATTTGGATTAGCTGGTTGTTTTTCAATCTCAAATAAATATGGATCTGACTTTTTCAAATTAGATAACTGTTCTTCTAATCCTACAACCTTACCATCTTTTAAATCTGCTTTTTCTAAATCTAATAAAGCTTTTATTGCTTTTGAGTTCTTTCCTTTTGCTCCTGTAATTGCAACATCAACTGCATTATTTAATTGTAAATCAAATAAGTCTTTTGCATATTTTTCAGCAGCAGTTTTATTATCATTTTGAAGTTTTTCAATTTGAGCTTTTAATTCTTTATTATCTCCAACAGATTTTTCTAACTCTTTTAATTGCTTGTCTCTTTCTGCAAGCTGTGTTTCTAAATTCTTTTTAGCTTCTAGTTCTTCATTAAAACGACCTTTTGGAATAAAACTTTCCATGTATGTTTTATGAGCTCCTAAAACTTTATCGACTTGTTCTGATGTAAGTCCTAATGCTATTAATTGTTCTTTTTCCATTTTTTTCACTCCTTCATTTTTATCGTTGTATGCCAACGTAATTGGTTGTCTTGTTCTTTATCGCCTACAATACTAAAAAGGCGAGATGTTTGTTTAAATATATAATAAGTTTAATTATTACTTGAATTTAATCACTCTCCTTAGCAATAAAAAAAGAGAGGTTTTTTCCTCTCTTAAATTTTTTGTTTTATTTATAATCCGAATATAGCTTCAAAGGCATTTTGAAGAAATCCTTTTTCTTCTTTTTTCTCTTGTGGTGGATCTTCAATAGGTGTTTGGTATCTTTTTAAAGCTTCACGTTCAGCTAGTTCAGCACTAACAGGATCTACATAAGTTGAAGGTACTTCATTATTATCTGAATTTGTTGAAGTTTCTACTTCTCCTTTATATTGAGTTGCTATATAATTTATAACCATTCTTTCAACATCAGAAGTAGGTACTGTACTTAACCACTCACTATAAAAATTATCATATTTTTCTCTAAAATATCTACTCCAACTTGAATCAAATTTTAAAGTTCTAAAAAGTTTAAACCATTCTTTTTTAGTAGCACTTCTTTTTTCTCCATCAGGCATTTCAAGAGTAACTTTTTCTTTTAAATTTATTCCTTTAAATGTAGGAACTGTTGCTATTTGTTGTCCACCACCAGTAACTTTAAAATAAACATCAAATCTATCTTGATATTCATGTCCAACTAATTTCCTATAGCCTTTGTACTCTCCTTTTTCAACTGGAACATCATTTAATTCAGCCATAATATTGAATGAAAGTAAAAGCATTAAAAACAATAAAAATCTTTTCATAAAATCCCCTCCTAATAGTTATAATATTATTTGTACTATAAATATTAGAGATTGTCAAGGGATAATACAAAAAATGACAATTTTAAAACTAAAACATTCAACTTTATATTTCAAAATATTTCCCAGCTTTAAAATTTTCAACAACTTTTATTTCCCCTAATTCTTCTATCCTTTTTAAAGCTTTTTCTTTTTCTATTTTTGATAAATTTATTTCTTTACCATCTTTAATCGAAACAATTTCAATATCATTAAAAATAAAATCTAATAACTCATAAACTTCATCATAGTTATTTTTATTTATTAAATCATTTTCCCAAAAAAGAATCATTATTTTACTCCTTTTAATTTCATTGCTGATGCTAAAATATTATAAAAATATGTTTTTTCATATTTATTTAATTCATTTAATGATTTAGCATTTTTGATAATATCTATTCCATTATTAATAAAAATTTCAGTATATTCTTTTTTTAATTCAGGATTATTTTTTTGCAATAGTAAAGAGATCTTACTTTTATTTTTTTCAATATACTCAATATATTGTTTACTATAAGCTAAGGTATCTAATTCTTGCTTGAAAACTACATTTCTAATCGGTAACCATATAGCATTCTTCCCTTTATACCTCTCGTAATAAACTATTCTCCCAAAATCTGAAATACTTTCACATTCCTTAAATTTCCTAAATTTTTTTAATCTAGGCAAAATTTCAACCATTCTTTCTGGATAAGATACTCCTAAATTTGATTTATTTCCAACTAAATCTGTTAAATAATGTGCTGACGATTCAGCAAAAACTTCCTCTATATCTCTCCATTTTTTTATAAATTTAGTATCAGAAAAATGAACATCAACCAGTTTATTATTCAACATAGCATGATATGACTCATGAAAAATAGTTTTTT